CAAATGTTCAATCCGTAGATTATCTTGTAATTCTCCGAAATGGAAATCAACTCGATGCTGCAAAGCGTTAATGCTGTTATTTTAGTAACCATTAAAGGAACGGAAAAGAATTTTAAAACAATTGCATCCAGGATCCAGTAATCAATCAAATACAACATAATTACGGCCACTTCGTAAAGAGCTAACTTACTTATAATAGCGGAAAGTTTCCGGGATGTAATTGGTTGCTTTAATTTTTTAGCTTTCCAAATTCCCGTAATTGTATCGATAAGAATTAAAAACCCAACAAGAAAAATAATGCCGGATATTGGCATAAAAAACGCGGTTATAATGCTTATCAAGGTTAATAAATTTGTTTGGATGCTTAATAATAATATTGCGAATTGTGCTTTCATTCTTCAATCAATTGTTCAATTAATATAAAATTTAAATATGCGTTGAACGTTAATCCAATCATTTTTAAATATAATGCATCTTCAAAAAATAAAACGCCGGTTGTAAAATAACCAAATATAAAGAATAAAACGCTCCAAATTTTTAAATGAATCATATATAATATGTTTAATTGTTCTTAAAATCATAATTATCAAACGGAATGTTGCACCAATTCTCCGTATCGTATATGTTTACGGCGAGTTCCATCGTCCATCCGGCCGTCATATCTTGGGAACGGTTAATGAATGGAGTTGTTCCGATTGTTCCTTCAATATCAAGGAACTCATCAAAGCGCCATTGTTTGAATGTTGTATGAATATCTTTGCAAATGGAAATGCAATCCGAATGAATTTCATTTATTTGATCATAATCGGATTGGTTGTATTTATCGCATATTGTAATTATTGCATTTATGCCAACATTGAAATCGCCAATTTGCGAAGGTTGTAACGAAACAACCATCATTGGATAAGTTACGGCATCCCGGGAAACAGCATCCGAAAATTCCCCAAAGAAAAAGGAGTTAATTTGCCGGTGTTCGGTTGCGATCATTTCGAACTCCTTCCGTAGTTGGTTTAATGTTTTTTCCATAATTATTTAAGTATTTTTTAAGCTGTTCAATTTGTTTCTTTGATGCTTTAAACTTCATATAATAAAATTTATTGGAGTATATCCGGAACGATCCGCAAGCATATCTTCGGAACAAGCTCCAGGGGATGTTGTTGAAAGATTATATTCCGGATATAAAGTTTGATTATCCGCTCTTAAATGAACGATTAATCTTTCTTTGTAGAAATATGCATCTTTTCGCAATTGATCCCGCAAAGCGCTTGTTTCGGCATCTGTATTCGGTGTTTGATTCTCATCTTGAACCCTTCCAACGGATTTATTGGTTAATTTCTCATTCAATAAAAGCGCGCATCTGTAATCAACAAACGCAACCAAGCAAGGCGTTACAAAATCATTCATTAAATCCAAATACGGTTGTGTCCAGGTGTTTGTATTTACGCGCAATAATAACGCTTTGAACAATGGAGTTGTTAATGCCGGTTGCAATTGTATATCCTGGCTTCTTTTAATAGCAACCGCGAGTAATTTTGTATCCGTATTCATGTGAATAAGGCCAAGTTTCTTTAAATTGTCAACGCTTAATAAATAGTCCATAATTTTATTTTTGTTTAATTACTAATTGTTGCATCCATTCATGTCGGCACCATGGAGTTGTTGCCCCGGTATCCGGATTTGAATACCAGCCGCCTCGATAAGTCCAAACATTGCGATCAACTCGCGTTGAAATTGTGTTTATATCATCCCTTGTAAAACTTCGGTTTAATTCAAGTAACTTTTTACAAAATTCCCTTGATTCGGTTTTAACGGCCGGAACATCCGTTCTTGTTTTGTAAGTATATCGAACTTCAAATTCGGTTGTTTCAATTTCCAAATCACTAATTAATTTATCGCCGAAATCTGTAATGCTTCCCTTGGTATATAATTCCCAGGTTGATAATTGATTTATCGAAATTGCAACGGTTTTAATATCGGATTTCAATGCCTTCGCAATTGATGCAGCATCTTCGCCATTATTCAACAAACTCAAAACATTCTTATCAAAATCCTTAATTTTTAATTTGATTTCTCCAATTGTTTCAAATAACATATCTTGGCGCGAAAAGATTTCTTCGCTTGGTGTATCCCAAGCAATTGGCATTGATTTAACGACAATAAATTTATCTTGGCTTTCTCCAAACTCTTCAAATATCTTTAATTCTTTATCGGAGAATGCATCATGCTTACATTTTGAAAATGCATTTGTTGGCAATCCAACAATTTTGCGCGCTTGTGTTTCATCAATGGAAGGGAATGAAGCCAAAATTACATTTAACGCGGCATCTTTTGTAAGTATTCCGGTATTAATTTGGGCGGCAACTTCAATCAATGAAGCAATTTGCGCTCCATTTAACGCGGATTTTGCAACATCAACCGCAGCAACATCCACAATTGGCGTAATGGCTGCAGGATTTGTTGAATCAAGAACAGCATTTGCATTGGTTTCTTGAATAAGTAACGGCATAACATCGGTTAATTTTACGCTTCCAACATAACCGCCAAGCTTTGCCATGTAATTAATCATCCATTCAATACGCTTTTGCCTTGCGGAAACGTAAGTTGTTTTAAATATTTCAAATAAATCCGCACTTTCCGCAGCATTAAACGAACCGGTTTGAATAACTCCAAATAAGGTTGGCGCGGTTACACTATGAGCAACCAATATATTTTGTTGAACGGATGCCGCGGTTACTGAATAACGCTTATCAAGATCATTGCCGTTTAATTGTTGAACGCTTGGGGCTAAATCCGCGCCATCGGAAAAGGTTATTATTATTTCCCCGGCATCTTCAACGGATTGCGTACGGCCTTTGATTGAATCTGTAATCCTTCGCAGCTCTTCGCTTGATTCCGGGAATCCGCTTGGCATATTTATCAAGGTACCGGATTTAAATCCATTTTGCAATTCGTACATGTGAAATTTAGCAATATCAACATCGGTTTGAATCGCTGTTAATCCCCCTTGATAAGTTGGCTTCGGATAAATTCCTTTTTCTTTGCGAGATTTCTTTGCCGGTTCCTTGTAATAAAGAACAAATTGCCCAACCCGGTTATTTTCATCCAGGGCGGGGAACATTCTTAAGTTAGTTTTTTCCGAAGATTGTTGCATTGCGCTCCAATCATCCGAGATGTAATACATCTTTTCATCTTCGCTCATTCGAATGCGATCAACATCCAAATATTCCCACAAAGCAACGCGAGTTCCTTCCCGGTTCCAAGTACCTTTAACACAAAAACCCCCGAACATCTCAAAATCAAAAGCCATTTGTTCGGCAATCTCATTCATATCAAATGCGGAATATTGGTTGCGGATAAATTCATCCATGTTCCCGGATACGGTTTCAAGACCATTGCCAGCAATATAAAAAGTTTTTGTTTTTATAATTCCTTGATGCCAAGCGCTTCCATTATATAAATCAATCAAGAAATAAGGATAATCATTTTTCTTTCCCCACTTTACAAATCCAAGTTGGCGATCTTTTTCTTCTTCTGGTAGCATGAAATCTTTTCGAAAAGATAAAGATGTCATTTTGATTTTGTCGTTATTCATATATTTCAAAAGTTATTGGCGATTCATAAAAATTATTTGCAATTGCAGCTTCAACCACTTCGGCGCGCCCGGTTTCAACCAATCCTTGCGATAATGTTGGATCCAAATTTATTGCGCTTGTTTGTTGGTAAATATTGTAAACATAAGAACCGTTATAATCAAAAGTCAAATCAACGCCATCAATCAAAACAAATTCATCAAAGCGCAAAGTTGCTTGGCTTACATTCGTTAAAATGCAAAAATAAGATTTGAAGCTTTGTTCATGGATGAACTCAAATAGATAGTTCGGCGCCGGGATTGTTGTCAATTCCGTTACCGTTACCACTATCGGAGTGCTTCCGCTTCTTTGTATTATCAACATATTTAATTAATTTTGGTTGATCATTGTCATAAATGTAAAATATCCCCAGGTTCATGTATAATTCGCCTTGGCTTTCTTCAATTGTGTAAAATCTTTCTGTTAATTTACTCCAACATCTTGCTCCAATATACTCTTTTTTTATTTTCATAACGTAAATATAAACAAAAAAAAAGGAAAGGAATATATTTTCCCTTCCCTTTTATGATAAACTAAACTAAACTAATTAAACAGATGGCGATTGTTGGCCAGATAATGTTGCAAAAATTGCAGCGGTTACATCTGGAACTGGTTCGTTTTCCATACCATTCAAAACAATTACATGGCCTTTTCTATCTCCTTTGGTTACGCCGCTTGTGTACTCATTCGCATCCGCAACTTGTAATCCTTCGCCAAAACCAAGGGCAACAATTGATCCATCCGCGTTCTCAACCAAAGCAACAACTAAATTTTGAGCAAGTAAATGAAGCTGCGCTCTCAATTCTTTTGTATCCGAAGCCAAAATCATTGATAAACTTTCTTCATAAAAAAGCGTTCCATTGTCTTTATTAACTTTGATTGGCGCTGTATAGCTTGACAAATTCGATTTTAATTTATATCGAAATGTTTCGCCGCTAACCGTTAATGTAGTAATTTGATTACTTACAACGGCGCTGTTAATTATCTTACTTATCGGAAAGATTATAACCGATTTGATCCCGCCTTTTCCATTTGTACAAACGCGGTCATTATATCCCGCTGTCATATCACATAAACCCATTTTCTTTTCTTTTTTTTTAAAGGGGAATTTTCATCCCCTTAATTATTAATTAAATTATATTGGCGAACTTGTTCCGTTCCAAACTCCAACGTTATTCAAGAAAGGAACTTGAACTCCCGCTCTAAATTTAGAACGAAGATAAATCAAATCATCATCAAAAGAATACCAAAGATCATAACTTTCGAAATCGCTTGATAAGTCTGTTCCAAATACAAAGTGAGATGAACGGCCAGTATAGATATTATCTTTACCATTTAATCCGTTTACTTTAACAACTCTCATGTTTGTTCCTGGTAATAAAATCTCATCCATTGTTGCAATTGCCGTTGGATCGTAATTGAACAAGTTCAAAGTTACAAGATTCTTTAACAAAAAGTTAAATGATTCACGCCCGCAAAAACAAATGAAATCTTGAGATTCCGCAACGTTTGCCGGTGTATTTGAGAAACATGCATAAAATACATCATATGCATTTGAAGCGCTTAATGTTGCAACCGCTGTTGGATTTAAATCAACACATCCCGCAGCTGTTGTAAGCAACTTACAAAAACCATTCATAAAAGCAAGGTTACCAGAACCCGAAACTTTGTTTCCTTTCCAAATTAATTTGTCAAGTTCAAAAGCATGAAGCTTTAATAAGTAATCTGTAATTTGTGCCTCAAATGGAAGGTTTTTATCTTCGGCCATTGCGCCTGGAGTCAATGCAATTTGCGCCCAAAATCCCGCAAGATCTTTTTGGCAAAATGATTTCATATATCCAAGAGTTTCAACTGCAATATCTCTTTGCGTGAAAACTGTATTCCCGGAATTTGTCATTGTGCAATCGCCAGCTTGATAAACAATTGAATCGTTCATTAAGTTTAATGCTTCCGATCCTTTTATTCCTTGTTGGATTGCGATGTATTTAAGTGTTTGCGCTTCCGTTACGGAACGAACAATTAGATCTTGTCTTGTTTCATCTGTGTATGCTGTAAGTCCACTTACATCATATGAGAAATTATTGCTAATATACTTTTTTAAGCTCATTTTATTTATTTTTTAGAATTTATAATTTGTTATATTTTTTTAACCATTCTTGGCGCGCTGTTAAGCTACCAACTTTCGCGAATTTTTCGCTTTCATTTGTTGCATTTATTGGAGCGGATTTGAATGTTTCAAAATCGCTTTTCAATGTTGCAAACTCATTTACTAAATTTGTGTTTTGATCCGCAATAACTTTCATCATTTCGGCAACCGCTTCAAAGCTTGTTGCGAATGAATTTAATTTTGCGTCAATAATCAATTCCACTTTTTCCGCACTCATTTGTTCTTCAATTGGAGCTTCTTCTTCGGCTGCTACTGCAACTCTTTCATCAATTATTTCAGTTATGATTCCTTGAGCATCAACAACAATTGAAAGCCCTTCCAAATCGCCGCTCAAAGCATGCGTTCCTTCGGGTGCCGGGATTGTTTCGGTTTCGGTAACTATGAAAACCGGTTGGCCAACTTCAAGCGAATCAAATTCAACAATTGTTCCATCCATTAAAGATGCTTGTTCAAACTTTTGTTTCTTGGCAAATGACAATTTCATTTCCGAAATTAAGTCAAGAACCGCTTTAAAATTTTTATTCATTTTATTTCTGTTTAAGTATTATGTTTTCTTGTTCGTAAATTTTGTTTCAAATCAAGCAACGCTTGAAATATCGATGCCATTTGTTCATCTTCTTTTGCATCCATTAAATTGAATACTCCTTCAATTGAAAAGCCATTGAACTTCCCTTCTTTTGCTTGGTTGAATAATTCTTTGTCGGTTACTTTGTAGCTAACAATCCAAGAACCATCATTCGCATCTTTGAATCTTTCAGGCGCTGTGAATCCTTTTTCATTATCTATTTGATAAGAATGAATCATATAAATTCCTTTAACAACTTTGGAAGGATCATGATCCAGGTTAACATTGTTAAAATTTTCTTTTCGCGCATAATCAAATATTATATCCTTTACCGCTTGTTTGGTAAAAACAACATAATATTCTTCGGCTGTTTCTTTTTCATATCGATATATGGGAGTATCCGCGGAAATTGCTATTCCGGTTATAACTTGTTCTTCTTCATTAAATTCAAAAGCCATTTGCTTTGAAAAAGTCATAAAGTTTTTTTCATGCGCCGGTTCCCCAACAAGTGAATTAAATGAAACGGTTGTTTCGGAATCCAATAGATCAATGCTAATTTCGTAAATTGGTAAATCTTTTATCATATATATTATGTATTTTTGTTCGATGAATTTTGTTTATCCATATAAAAAGCGTTCCGAAGAGTTTGAACTCATCCATTCAATCCGTTGGATTCGAATGAGTTTTCCCCTGGCAAATGTTTATGTTGTTGGCGATTATTTCCCGGATGTTATTCATATCCCTTGCAAACAATTCAACAACATCCGCGGTTGCGATGTAACCAATAAGATGCTAACTTTTGCAAATCAAATTGGCGGGAAATTCATTTATATGAATGATGATTTCTTTTGTACTCCAAATTTAAAACCCGAAAATCCAATTTATAAGGGAAATCTAATCATAAATGAATCTCATCCCCCGCATTATCAAGTTGCCGCAATGAATACCCTTGAATTTTTAAAGTATTACAACCGGCCAACTTTGAATTATGAAACCAATTCGCCGGTTTTAATGGATTCTAAACGCTTAATTAAAACATTTGAGCAAGTTAATTGGAAGGATGATAATCATTT